CATGTCGCAAGATATGGAGACGCAAATGGCTAGCGCCGCGAGTCATCTGACGGCTGGGTCAGATGGCGAGCAACCCACTAGGGCGCGCACTGTGGTTACGCCTAACCTCAGGATATCACGAGATGTTCCTGAAATTCAGTTCACATGGACTGTTACGGATGGACACCTCGACGACTCATTAACTTGGGACGTTGGATATGAAAATTTCGTAGCACCAAGTGTTACAAATGGACGTGTCGACGGACCAGAATTATGGGACGTTGGATATGAAAACTTCATCCAACCTTGGTATGAAGCTTGGGCAGGTACCACACGCAACCCAGTGGTTCAGGGGTGGCTCCCCATACGCACTCAAGCACCGACTCCGTTACTAGTCAATCCTTTGAGGGCACCAACGCCGAAGGACATTGCAAGAGAAATTAAGCAATATCTAGAAGCGTGGGCTGCGGAAGCAGCAAATCAAGCATTATGTGCAAGTGCTAGCCTAGCCAAAGGGATGCTTAAAGCTAGGAGGAGGCAGTACGCAAAAGTTAAAAACTTTTTCTATTGGAAGTTTCGACGTGCCAATGATACCAAAAGAATTTCAAAACTCAGATTCACCAAAAACGGCATTTACGAGGCAGCAACCAACCTTACTATACCTAATAAGCGCAGAGAACTCAGTGAACACAAACCGGAGGGGGAGAGACCGCTCTTAGCCATGCAATGGTTTATGGAACGGCATGGATTCCCAACGGTAGACATTGATAGGCTGTGTCTCAGGGTTACATTAGGAAGAACAATACCTGGTGCTGCCGGTTTGCGTGAGAGCGATGAAGAAATCATTGAAAAGTTGAAACAAAAACCGAACGAACACGCGTTATTTAAGTGCTTAGCGACGCGATTGGCGTTGAAGGACCTAGACCGTTTAGGTTCCGAGGTCTGGGAAGAATACCAGAAAACAGACCATTACGCCGCAAACTTCATCAATTGGTGGGGCAACATTAAACGAAGGAAGAAGCGCCTTTCGGCCGCTATTCATCCAGAAGATGAGAAGGTAACAGACGAAGCAAGGAAAGTCTTATATTCCATGTTACATATAGCTCACATTGTTGCCACAGACGCCACGATGAAGTATGCAAAACTTGAACAAGTCAAAGCTAAAATAGTGACTGACTTGGAAAAGAATTTTCAGGGATACGTGAGTCTCGCTGGGTCATACGTAGCAGCTTGTTGGGCTGCCGACATCGCATGTGCCATCCGCGAGGAGCGAGCGTGTTTTTGAAATGGGAGTGGTCCACAACCGCTGAGTGCACATTTAATTGGGCACCAGTCCCACAGCGGCCGGACAGTCATTCTGTAATTTACAGATATGATTCTAGTTGCTCCCTCAAACCTCGTATGATAACAGAATTCAGCCAACCGTTGCAACGGAAGTTTGAGGCTTTCCACACATCGGTGAATAATGTACTTAGGGTGCTCGAGAACCGCGTCTATATCGCGCCGGATAAGACGAGATGCAGCTGGGCCCCGACTCCCAGGCAGATGAAAGCCATCAAAAAGATCAGGTGGCGAGTTGCCAAGAAGTTGTCCCATCTTGAAATGTGGGACAAGCAACAATGTCTGGAAAGATTTGCTACCTTTCCACCAGCCAAAAGGGAAAAGTATACCAACGCACTCGATGTGCCGTTCGATCCTCAAAAGCATGGAAAGCTTGGAATGTTTGTAAAATACGAGAATGTAGAGTATAAGCAGAGCAAGGGACTAAGACCACGAGCAATTTTCTTTAGACAGCCCGAGTTCTTAGCAACGATGACTAAATGGTATGGGCCATTGGAAGGGGCCATGTGCCATCAAAAATCGTTGTGGAACAACCAATCACACGTGATCGTTAAAGGCTTGAACACTCATGACCGTATACGCCTCGTACACCAGTTCGTAGGAGAGCTGGGCGACTGCGTAGTTATAAGTTGTGATGGGAAAGCTTTTGACGCACATGTGTGCGAAGGCGCACTCAAACAAGAGTGGGCTTTTTATCGGGCGGTCGCGAAATGCGCAGGGTGGGGGAATAGTATTCTCAGAGAAATGCGTGCAATGGAACACCAACAAATTAACAACAGATTTAGATGTTACGCTCAAGATGGATTTGTCAAAGGCAAAATAAGAGGTAACCGGATGTCTGGGGATAGAAACACAGGCGCAGGAAACTGTGTCATATGTGTTTTGTTCGTGCTAGCTTATTTAGAAGATGCCGAAATTCCTCAACATAAATACCGGCTAATCGATGATGGGGATGACTTTTTCATCTTAGCCACAAGTGACGTCGCGCCGCGCATTGAGCAGGAGTTGCCTGTTTGGATGTCAACCTTAAACCAAGAAACAGAGGTGCTTTCAGGAGGTAAGGTGACGCAAGATTCGATGGAAGCAATTGAATTTTGCCAAGCCAGACCTGTCTATTGTGCCAACGGTTTTAGGTTCATACGAGATCCATATCGGGTGACAAATGTCTACATGCGTTCAGCGAGGTGGTACAATACAAAAGCAGATGCTGAAATGTATTGGGCCGCCATCAGCCAGGCAGAATTGTTGATTAATCGAGGAGTTCCAATATTGTATAGTTTCTTTAAGCGTCTCAACCAATTTTCCAACGGTGCTAAACCGTGCCAAAGCCAACTTCGTCG